CAAAATGGCGTCAATCTCGTAACGGATCACCTGCGCGCTCTGCACGGTCACTCGATCACCCACCGGCCGCACGTCATCGTCATTGAGCGCAGCGGCCACCGTCGCCAGCAGCTCAGGCGGCGCTTCGCCTTCGCCGTCCAACCCCAGCACCGTGACCGTGACATAACAGGGCGCCGGGCTTTCAGCGGTGGCATCTGCCACCAACCCCGAGGCGTTACGAGCGTGCAGGATGTAGCTGTTACGCGGGCCGGCCGTGGTCAAACCCTCATAGGCCAACTGGATGCGCTCGCGAAACGGGTCGTCGTCTTCCATGACCTTGGGCACTGGTGGCACCGCCAGCAGATCCTCGGCCTGAATGACCAGACGCTTCAGATTGACGTTGGCCCCCAAGTGATCAAGGTCACCACGAATGGCATGTGCCAGCAGCAGCGCCTTGCCGGCATCATTGACTCGGGCGCGGTTGCCGACCTTGTTGTAAGCCCCGACCTCGAGCACTTTGACCACTGGATCGCTTTCCAGCGCGGCCGTCCAGTTGCCACCCATGTACCCGCGAAACACGCTCAACCCGTCCTGATAAACCTCTTCGAAGTCCAGCGGTTCCAGCACGGTCGGCGCTGGCAGCGACGACAGATCTACGGTACTCATGCGGCCACCTCCAACGTGACGCTGTCGCCCAGGTACTTCCCGACGATTTGCAAATTGATTTGCCCGCCAATGACGGAAATGACGCGCACCTGATCCAACTTCAAACGCGGCTCCCAGCGCCCGAGCGCGCGGGCGACCTCAGCCTGTACGGCGCTTTTCCAGCCTTCGTTGATGGGCAAATCGACAAACCGCCGCAGCTTGCTGCCGTATTCCATACGGTGCCGGCGACTGCCCAGCGGGGTGCTCAAGATGTCGGCAATGGATTGGCGCAGGTGCTCGATGCCGGATATGGGTAGGCCGGTCTGGCGATCCATTCCGATCATCGATGTCACTCCTTGAACGGCTCGTATTCTTCGCTGGCTTTCAGGAACTTGACCGCTTCGAGGTCGGAGGCCGGCACCACGACCGTTGCCTTCTCGACCGGATAAGAACGGTCAGTACCGGGCACAACCAACAGTCGCGACGTATAGAGCTTGTCGCGGTATTTCAAGAACTCGGGCGATGAGAACGTTGAGGATGCAATTGCCGGTTCCGAGGACGCTTGCACCTCAGTTGGGGTCGTATCGATCTTAGCCATATGGTTCTCCAGACACGAAAAAGCCCGCGCTAGGCGGGCTGTGGTGAGTTGAAAATTAATGCGTGTGGTGATTGCTGTTGCCGGTGGCATCAATGATTGCGCCGGCGCTGGTGATGCCCTTGGTAACGTGCAGCGCGCCGTCAATCATCACCGCCGCTTTCAGATTGATGTTGCCGGTGGTCACGTTCACCGCGCTATCGGTTACAACCGCTTCCGTGCTGGCCACCTTGATGGTGACTTTGCCGCTCGGCAACGTGATGCTGTAGCTCTTGGCCTGCCAGTCGTAGATCAGCGAGCCGCCATCATCGAAACGCCAGACTTCGACATGGTCGCGGTTATCTGGCGGCGGTCCGGCATTGCCATACAGGCCCGGGACAAACGTGCCTTGTGACACGTCACCGCTGGGACTGATCAAACTGCCCTGCTCGCCCAAAGATGGCGCCCGCCAGTGCCTGGCCTTGCCGGCGGCGATGCTGTGCCACCTAACCCAAGCGCTGACCCATTCACTACCGTCTGACACGCGACATACCGGCGGCGAGGCGGAAAGATCCACCGCGACCACGTAGCAAGCCTTTACCGCCCCCGCGATCATGCGGTCATGCTGGGCGCTTGCGTAACTCACGGCAGATCCTCCGGCCTGAATTGCCCGTCACCCGGATCGACTTCAAACACCAAAGTCCCCGGCGGTTCGTCCAACCACGGCCATTCCTCAACGCCGAGATAAACCTGCTGAGTCCACTCCACCAGCCACACCGTGTATCCATCCAGGTGCGGCTGGGTCCAGTCCTGCAGTGATTGCACAAATTCGGCGGGTTCAACTGCCAACCCCCAGGTTTGCGCGCGCAGCAGCACCGCCAACTGCGTCGCCAATTGCACGGCCTGTTGATGATGGTGTGGCTTGATCGGGTCAACGATGATCCGAGCCTCGAACTTGCAGACCAGTGTGGCTTCGCCGGTGCCGATATCGGTACCCGGCTCGATCTCAGCCACTTCAAGAAACACCGCCGGCAGCAACACGCGATTCTTAATGTCTGGCCAGGCTGTGACGTCCTGCACGCCAGGCAAGTGGGCACGCAGATACTGCTCTACCGCCCGATACAGATGATCAAGGCTGAAAGGTTGCTCAGACATTGCCGATCCTCTTGAGGTATTTCTGCAGCTCAAAGTTGAGTTCCTGCTTGAGGATCTCCAGCAGACGCTCATCCGCCTTTTTGACCCAGCTTTCGAAGTGCGGCCGGGCTTTCTCAAGCGATACCTTGGCCTTGGCCAGCGGGAAACGACTACCGTTTTCGGCGACCCAGCCCGAACTCGGCCCGCGACCGGGGGACATCGTGCTGTCTGGGTAATCGTCCCCGTTGAAATGCTTGCTGGCTGTGCGGATCCAGATGTCAGGCTTGTTGCCGTAGACCTTCTTGAAAAAGGCACCTTGGTAACGCCGCCCCGCCACCGACACACCGCTCCCGGTCTGCCGCGCCCGGCCGATTCGACTGGATTCGATGGCGTTCAACCCGAACCACAGTTTGCCGCTCGCGGCACCACCGGACACCGGATAGCTGCGCAACCGCTGACGCACCGCTGCTACGGCAATGCGTTCTGACCGGCCGACGGCTCGGGCAATGTGCGTGCGCAACCAGCCCAACGTCTTGTTGATTGCGCGCCGATGCGCCGCCGCAGCCGCTTTCGGTACCACCTTGGCAAATTCCTGGAACGCCTGAAAATCTGCGGCCGAGGACTGGATAGAGATCATCCCGCCCCCGGCCGAGGGTTTGAAATAGCTGCCGACGCTCATGGCCGTAACCTCAGAATCAGAGCGACCAGGCCGTCACCGCTCGGTTCGAGTTGGATGAGGTCGTAGTCACCGCCGCCATCCAAGACAGGCAGGTCAACGCTGACCAGCATGCCCTGCTGCAGACCTTGAGAATCGCTGACGCGGATCTCGAAACGCGGCTCGCGCAATCCGGTGTTGAGCTTGCCGAACTTGGGTTGTAGCCAAGGCGCGGCGAACATGCCGAACACCGGCTCTTCGCGACCCTCGATCCGCGCAGTATCGCCCAGCGTTTCGAACACCACCGCGTCGACCTCGGCGATCAGATCGCGAAAACCCACGGTCAGAGCTCCAGCAGGATCTGGGCCCGCGGTCGGGTGCACAGATGCAGCGGGTTGGACTGGGCTTCGCCAGCCATGCCTTTGTTGAAGGGCAGCGGTTCAATCATGCTGTAGTACGGAATGCCCTGGGTGTTGACCGTCTCCATGTAGTCAGCCGGCGCGAACACCGAGATGTACAGATCCGGCACGCCTTCCGGAATCAAAAGCGCCTTGTCGTCATGCACGAACGAAACGCCAGCGACCTTGCCACGGTAACGCTCCCAGATAATGCCGCCGAACTCGAAGCTTTCCCGGGCATCACCGCGCAGCGCGGCCGCTTGCTGACTGTTGAGGTAGGTTTCTTTTACCGAAGGGTGGACGATAAACCTGTTCCAGAAGTTTTTACCGCAGAAGGCGCGCGAGCCAGTACTGGTCACGCTACCCAATGCATCTTCCTGCATATCTAGCGCCTCGCCGCATTGAACCCGCAGCTCAGTCTCGGGATCCGCCAGTCCCATGGACATCCTTTGACGCTTCACACCGAAACGGTCATAGAGATCCAGCAGTACGGTTTTGCCATCGGCGTCGAGGATCTGGCCATTCAGTGCGCCCATACGCTGGAATTCGTGCGTGGCGTCCAACTGGCGCCGCGCCTTGGCCAGGCGCGCATTCACCACGTCCTGTACCGCCTGCAGTTCGGTACGAGTGCCGAAGGCACGGATGCCTTGGATCTCATCCGCCTTGATGGTGAAGCGCTCGGGCAGGTGCACGGTGTTGAAAGGGATCAGGTTGCGCTTGCTAGCCGCAACCACCAGGCCAGAACCACCACGTTCACCAGCAGGTACCAGGGCCAGGGTGTCGCCGTCCTTTTCAATCTGCACGGTCAGGGTGGTAATGCCTTCCTCGCGGAACAGGCCCAGAGCGCTGATGCGCCCTGGCAGGTACGGTTGATCATTCAGTGCAGCGGTGAGCGAAGTAACGGTGAACGCTTCGTCGTCAAAAATGGCAATATCGGCCATGGGTACTCTCCAGAAACGAAAAATCCCGCACGCGGCGGGATGCATACAAAAGAAGGATCGCCTTAGCGAACGATCACGAAATGAGTGGCGAGTGCTTTCTCGGCGGCCAGATCCAGGCCGGTCAAGTGCGCTTCGCTGACTTCGGCCAACCGCACCACGGCGCGACCGCGACGCACCACATCGGATTCGCCCAGCGGGCCGTAGAGAATGGCGACCGCGTTTTCAGTGCCGTCCTCAGCAGTCGGTTCGTACGGTGCGAATTCGCCGGTGGCGGTCACCAGCCCGAGAATTTGGCCCGGCCACAATGCTGGACCCGCCGCGACATTGATCGCTTCGCGCGAGATCGTGCCGGCGCCCTCGGACAGGAGGAATTCACCTGCGTGCATCGGTTCCTGTTTGATGGTCATGCT